ATTGCTGCTGCGGCATGAGCAGCGCCCTGCGGCCCTTGACAAACACCATCATCCATCGGTACGCTACGCGTACCGACGAAAAATACCGCCCAGCCATGCGGCGGACAAAAAAAGGGAGGAACTCGGGACACGTGTCCCGAGTTCCTCCAAGCCAACTACGCGCTGGCGCGAGTGAAGTACTTTTCGATGAGCCGCTCGAACTCATTGTGGAACGAGGTCGCCGTCGCCTTGTCGCCGCTCTTGGTCAGCTTGGTGCGAATCTTCGCGGCCATGCTGATGTCGGCAGCGATCTTCGCCCACACACCTTTCGGTTCCGGCTTGGCCGAAGCCTTTTTGCCTTGCACGTTGCGCTGAAACCACTTGCGCGTCGCGTCGGCTTGCTTCGTGCGCTCGTACTTCACCTTGCCGTCCTCGTCCGTGGACACCACGACGCCGAACGCGATGTCACGCTGCCCGTCGTATACGACGATGGCCTTCGCACCACTCAGATGGTAGAACGTGTTCGCGTCGGCGCAGACGATCTTGGCCGCTTGCATGCGAAACGCTTTCGAGTGCGAGACTTTCGCGCCCAGCGTTTTGAGCGCCGCTTCGCACTTCGCGCTCGCCTGAAACGCGGTAGATACCGCTTTCAATGCTGCCTTAACAGACATTTTGTTACTCCTTGTGATTGAGTAGATGAAAACTCGGGACACGTGTCCCGAGTTGCCGAAGGGCGCGCGGCGTCGCCGCGCTGTGTTTGCCCTACCGACACCCCATAGTCTACGCATAGGGGGAGGGGGGAGGGGGGGCAGAGCGATGGGGGGGTGGGGGGATGGGGTGGGGTGGGGCCGCGAGGGAGCGAGGCCCCCCTATGCTTAAGGCCGCCTCACACATCACAAGCCAAATTTTCATAATACCCTTACTTTTTAGTCAACTATTCCTTCCCACCACTGCATTCCTCGTCCTATACTGCGCGCGTGAATTTCAAGCGCCAAAAAACAAAACGACGAGTGCGCTGTACGATGTGCACGAAGTACCGTTGGATGGGCAACGCCAAGGGAAAGATTTCGTTCCGTCACCTTCGAAGGGAGCCAGTCGATGTCGTATAAATCCAAGAAGTCGCCTCGCCCGACGAAATCCAAGGTGCCGAAGAAACGCCGGTATTGATGAAAACCGATCTCGAAAAACTGAAAACGCTTTCGACCGAGGAGACCTTCAAGGTCAAGTCCAAGGCGATGGCGTTGAATCTGCTCGAGGCGTGCTACGACACCGTGACCAACCTCGATGTCCCGGCGCCGTTCGTGCAGAAGTTGGACATGCTGAAGACCGTTGCCAAGTTCGGCGACTTGGAACCCAAGCAAAACACGGCTCCTATCGGGGTTGGGTTCTCGATCCGGGTGGTTTACTCGGGCAGCGAGCGCGGCGAGAGCTTGGCCTCAGGTAGCGTGATCATCGATCAGGACGTGGACATCCTCTCGGCCATGCCGGGATACATGGTGCCGTCCTACACTACCGACACCCTCGCGAGCCTGAACAAGGCGTACTTGTGAAAGGGATGAGGCAGCTGTGAAAGGGATGAGGCAGCTGTGAGCGAGCTTTTATTCGCACCCCCGCCGTCCATCGAGGGGTTTCTTCAGTCCGACAAGTTCATCAACCTGATCGTGGGGCCGGTCGGCTCCACCAAGACCACGGCCGGGATCATCAAGATCGCCGAGGAGGCCCGGCGCATCCACCCCTGCAAGGACAACATACGGCGTTCGCGTGCCGTATGGGTGAGAAACACCCGAGAGCAGCTGCGAGATACCACGCTGCCCGACTTCCTCAAATGGTACCCCGACGGGGTGGCGGGGCTGTTCGCCAAGACCGAGTTCAAGTTCACGCTTCGCTTCGATGATGTGGAGTGTGAGGTGCTGTTCCGCGGGCTGGACGACACCAACGACGTACGGCGCTTGCTGTCCCTGAACGCTTCGTTCGGCATACTGGATGAGTTCCGCGAGATCAACCCCGACATCTTCACCCAGCTGCAGACCCGCCTTGGTCGCTACCCCGACAAGATGATGAACGGTATAGGTTGCGCTGAGATGGTCGATGGCAAGGCACGCGCGGTCGATAAGCTCTGGGGCATGTCCAACGCGCCTGACGCCGACACCTTCTGGGAGACGTTTCTGTCCGACCCGCCCAGCAACGCGGCGGTGTTCTTCCAGCCCTCGGGTATGTCGCCCGAAGCCGACTGGCTGCACTTCCTGAAAGACGACTACTACGAGAACATCGCAGAGGGTAAGACCGAGGACTGGATCGATGTCTACGTCCATGCCAAGTTCGGCCGGTCGCTGGCGGGGCTTCCCGTCTTTCGTTCCTTCACGGTAGGCCAACATGTCGCCAAAGAAACCATCGCTCCCCTTGCAACCTCCCTCATCATCGGAGCGGACGCGGGCCTCAACCCAACCGCTGTCGTATCGCAGCAAACCTACAACGGTCGAGTTGCCATCCTTGATGCCATCACCGGCTACGAGGGGGGTATGGGCGCGCTTCGTTTCATTCGTGAGAGGCTTAAGCCCCTCCTTGCGGAGAAATACAAGGGGCGCAGCGCAGCCGTCTTTCTCGATCCCACGGCCTTCAACCGGGGCGCAGGCGATGAGCGCAGTGTTGCCGATATCTTCAAAAACGAGGGCTTCACCGTCAAGCCCGCGCGCACCAACTCGATCGCGGCGCGCATCGCAGCCGTCGAAGGGTTCCTCACGCGCACGATCGAAGGGCAGGCGGCGCTCCTCATCGACCCCGCGTGCACGGCGCTCATCCAGACGTTGAGGTCGAAATACCGCTACAAGATCAACCAAAAAGGCGTGCGAGATGACAAGCCAGACAAAAACCATCCATGGTCCGACTACGCTGACGCGCTCCAATACGCGTGTCTACATCACGACGGCGGCCGATCCACTGGTGGCCATACAAAATCAGCACGGCGAGAAGTTAAGCCCGCGCCCTACCGCTGGGCTGCATAGCGCTGCCCGGCACGAAGTGATACCCTCGCGCCGTGGCTGATCCCTTCTCGAGCAGCGCGACCCCCCCAGCGCCCGAACCGGCGCCGCCCCCTGATTTGAATCGAGTGCCCACTGTCGGCGGCATCATGTCGTACGAAGGCAACGCATCGATCGATGCACGTCGCCGGGCAGCCGAGACCGCCAACGCACGACCTGTCATCCAAGGCCTCGCGGGACACGTCAGGGGCAAATGGCAGAACGCCCTCAGCGCTAGGCGCCAAGACGTCGACGAGCGCATGCTCAAGTCGCTGCGCCAGCGCCGCGGCGAGTACGACCCCGACATCAAGTCACTGATCGCCCAGCAAGGCGGCTCCGACATCTACATGATGCTCACCTCCAACAAGTGTCGCAGCGCGGCCAGTTGGATACGCGACGTCATGCTGGGGCAAAAAGGCGACAAGCCGTGGTCCATAAAACCTTCGCCTCTTGCCGACTTGCCGCCGCAGGTCCAGACCTCAATAATGAAAAAGGCGGTGGCAGAGGCACTTGAGTTTGTGCAGATCACGGGCCTGCCAGTCGGCGAGGAGTTCATCGAGCGAGACGCCGCCCTCCAGTACGACCGCGTCAAGGCCAACGCCAAGACCGAGGCCACCACGCGCATGGCGCGCATGGAGACCAAGATGGAGGATCAGCTGGCCGAAGGCGGGTTCCACAACGCCTTGAGCGAGTTCATCAACGACCTCGTCACCTTCCCGGCCGCCATCATGAAAGGCCCGGTGATAAGGAAGAAGAAAAGACTGACGTGGCAAGGCACCAAGGCGGTTGCCGTCGAGCAGATCGTGAAGGAGTGGGCGCGAGTGGACCCATTCATGGCCTACCCGGCTGCGCATTCATCCAGCGTGAACGACGGTGAGTTTATCGAGCGTCACAAACTTACCCGCCAGTCGCTGTATGAGATGAAAGGCGTAGAGGGCTACAACTCGGCAACCATCGACACGGTTCTCGATCAATACGGGCGAGGCGGGCTGACAGACTGGCTCGCCATCGACTCGTCCAAGGCTGAGGCTGAGGGCAAGTCAACAGCCAGCGTGGCTGACAATTCCAGCGGGCTGATTGACGCGCTGCAGTTCTGGGGGTCGGTGCAGGGCAAGATGCTCATCGAGTGGGGGATGGACGCCAAGGCGGTGCCTGAGCCTACCAAGGACTATCCCTGCGAGGTGTGGCTGATCGGTTCGTGGTGCATCAAAGCCATGGTCAACCCTGACCCACTCGGGCGCATCCCATACTATAAGGCGAGTTTTGAAGAGGTGCCGGGGTCGTTCTGGGGCAACGCCGTCCCTGATCTGTGCCGCGACGCGCAAAGCCAGTGCAATACCGCCGCTCGCGCGCTCGCCAATAATATGGGCATCGCTTCCGGCCCGCAGGTAGCTTATAACGTGGATCGCCTGCCAGCAGGTGAAGACCTCACGCAGATGTTCCCGTGGAAAGTTCACCAATACACCTCCGACCCTTATGGGTCGAGCGCCAAGGCGGTGGACTTCTTCTCACCCGACATGCACGCCGTGGAGTTGATGAACATCTACCGGTTCTTTTCCGAAATGGCTGATGAGCATACGGGCATCCCGCGCTACATGACGGGCGACGCGGTTGGTCAAGGCGGAGCGCTTCGTACGTCGAGCGGCATGTCGATGCTGATGCAAAACGCGGGCAAGGCGATCAAGCAGGTCATCGCCAACATCGACGACAACGTGATCGTGCCTCTTATCGAGCGCCAGTGGTACTACAACATGGTCTACGGTGTGGACAAGGAGCTGCAGGGCGACATCCAAGTGGTCGCGCGCGGCGCCGAGAGCCTCGTCATCAAGGAGACCCAGCAGCAGCGCATCAACGAGTTCCTGCAGCTTGCGCTGACCAACCCTGTGGTCAACCAGATCGTGGGTGAGGAGGCCATCGCTGCCATGCTGCGCATCGCGGCCAAAAACCTCGACATGGATGTCGATCAGATCGTGCCGCCGCCCGAGGTTATTCGGGCGCGCGTCGCAGCCGCGACAAAAGCCGCGCAGGCAGAGAAACAACAGGCGCAGAAATTCGCCATGGCCATGGCTACCGCACCCAGCCAAGAGATTGAGGTCGAGCGCGGCCCCAACGGCGAGGTGGTCAAGATGACGGTCTTGGACAAGCAGCAGCACGTTCTCGACGATGTTGGGCTTCCCCCGGAGTCGACTGGCATGCCGGGCAACGACGGTCGCAACCCAGCAGAAACGATGACCGACAGCGGTCAGGGTGCAGTGGATACGTTCTCACCTAGCCGCACACACTAAGGAGATGCCATGTCATTCGGCGCAACAGGACCAACCCTCGTCATTTCCACCACGGCCACATCGAAATCTTTGGCGTGGCCAGTCGGTCAAGTGAGCTGTCTGGTAACAAATCCCAGCACCACGCTGACCGTGCATGTAACGTTCGGCATCATTGCAGCTACGGCGGTAATCCCCACGGCAGACGGTGCGGGCGCGCAGGTCTACACCGTGCCGCCCGCAACCGCGCTAGTAATCGACGTGACGCCCAAAGGGGCGAACATCGTCGCTTGCATAGCCAGCGGCGCTGGTCCTACTCTCGTATCGCTGACTCCCGGTCGCGAGGGGTAGATCGTGGCTGCCACGTACGGCATGACGCTGGCGTGCAAGCTCGACTTGCTGCAGGGTGTTCACCAGCCGGGCGACGTCTACATGCTGGCCTTGTACGGTTCGAGCGCATCGCTTAATCCGTTCACCGAGACCTACACCACCGAGGGCGAGGTCAAGGGCAAGGGTTACATCGCTGGTGGCAAGCCCTTGAAGGACTACGGGACGCGCGTGGAGGGTATGCGTGCGCAGGTTAACTGGAAGGAGACCGTGCGCTGGGCGAACGCGACCATTCGTGCGCGCCACGCGCTCATCTACAACAAGAGCAAGGACAACCGTGCGATGACCATTCTCGATCTAGGTGAGGAGGCTGCATCCACCAACGGTAATTGGGACTTGACGCTGCCTGATGGCGTGATTTGGATCGGGTAATTCGTTTAGGCTATATCCACGCTCGCGAAGGGATGATAAAGCATGAGCATGCCAAGTGATCTCGATGGTTGGAAAACACTTGTTGGAGGAATTGGCGCGGCATTGCTTGCTGCGTGGGGTTGGATATTCACTGCAACGCACCGCAAGATCGATAGCAAGGCCTCAAAGGAATCGTTCGATAAACTTGAGGCGACCGTGAGAAATCATACGATCACGAGCGTCGAATTTGGTGCCCATGTGAAGGCTGATGAGCGGCTGTTCAATCAGATCGTGGAAGAGGCAAAAATTCAGCGCGGACACATCTCCAAGATATTCGACAAAATTGCCGACACAGAGAATAAAAACCGCGACCGTCACGACGCGACGATGGAAGCGATCCACAGGGCAACGGAGAAATGAACGACGGCACGCTCTGGGGCGAGGCGGCTGAGTGAGACAGATCAGGGCAATCGTTATTCACTGCTCCGCAACGCCTGACGGTGACGACAGGTTCACGCGAGACAAGATCGATGAATGGCATCGCGCGAAAGGCTGGCGCATGATTGGGTATCATCGCGTCATCCACATCGATGGCTCGGTACACGTCGGGCGCAAGCTAAAAGAAATCGGCGCGCACGTCGCAGGCCAGAACAGCCACACGGTCGGCATCTGCATGATTGGCACGCGCCGATTCGCCCTCGCGCAATGGGGCGCGCTTGCCGCCTTGGTAAGCGAGTTACAGCTGCTATATGGTGACGTGAAGATTTGCGGCCATAGGGATTACTCCCCCGATAAAGACGGAGACGGAATTATCGAGCCATGGGAGTTCATGAAGGAGTGTCCGGGGTTCGATGTAGCCGAGTGGATTCTTGGCGGCAAGCAACCAATGACGGATCACATTTTCACAGTAGGAGAATCGCAATGACAACGGAGCTTCAGAAACTGAAGGCGAAGTACGCGGAGCTGGATAAGCGGTACAAGAGCCTCGATGTCGTGGCTGACACGCTCCTTGTCAAATTCGTCAAGTGGGAGCACTCGACTACCGTAGTCGTAGTGGTGATGATCTTGGCCGTTATCGGCGCGGTCTGGCTCACAGCGGGATAGCTGGTGCTTAGCCTGCTAGCTAACCCGTGGACGCTGCTCGCAATCGGTGTGGGGCTTGTTTTCTCGCACGGCTACGTGTACGTCGAAGGTCGGCAGTCGGCTAACGCCGACTGCTTGGCGTCCAAGATGATGGCGATTCAGGTGAAGGAACAAATCCGCGGCGCGATTAGAGCGACCGGGGACAGAATTTCTGAGGATCTCGAAGGAAAACTGGGCAAGATCAAGATTGAGCAAAAAACCATCGTGCGGAACATCACGCGCGAAAAGGAAGTCCACCATGTTCTGTCGAACCCTGATTGCGCTTACCCTGTCAGCACTGTCCGCGTGCTCAACGGTGCCCGCAGAGGTGCTACCGGGGCTAGACCTGCCACCAGCAAACCTGCTGGTGTTGTGCCCCCCTCCGGCTCAGCTCGATGATCGCCCCTATCTCACAGGTGAGTTTGCCGACGCAGATGCGGCGCTCGCTTTTCAATACCATGATTGCGCTCAGCGTCAGCATCGGCTCGTGG